AATACATGACGAAGCTGCAGTTAACTGTGTTCTAGAAGCAATAAAAATTATAAAGCCTGACACCTTCATAAATTTAGGAGATGTCGGCGAATTTACGTCCTGTTCCGCCTGGAAATGGAAAGACAAAAAGTGCCCTCCTCTGGAGTATCAATTACCATTTATAGAAGAAGACATTCGAGCCGTTAATGAAGGGCTTGATTTGTTCGACAATGCCTTAGATAAGGTTAATTGTAATAATAAATTTATGCTTGAGGGTAATCATGACGATTGGACCAATCGATTTGTTGAAAAATACCCATATATGGCACATATTGCGTTTAAGAATAGCTGTCGTATAAAAGAACGAGGATATAAATTTTATAGTTTTAATCATCCTTTAAAGATTGGTAAGTTAAATTTTATACATGGAGCCTATGCTACGACATATCATGCAAAAAAACACCTTGAGGCTTACGGTAGTAATATTCTTTATGGGCATACTCATGATGTACAGCGTCATTCGCTTACTAAATTAGACAGCGGCACTATTGGAGCTTGGTCTATGGGCTGTCTTAAAGACATGTCACCAGGTAAAAATAGGTGGTTAAAGGGTAGATTGCACAATTGGAATCACGCTTTTGGTATAATAACGTGGATGAGCAACGGAAATTTTCAAGTAGAGGTTATAGAAATTCAGAAAGGTGTTTGCTTTGTATGGGGCAACGAAATAAATGGAAATTAGGGTTAGTCGGAGGGATATAGAGTTAGGTCATTACAATGACCAGGTCGGGAGTGCTGACCCTGTTTTTCAAAGAAAGGTTAAAGGAATAACACATTTTGCATATAAAAACAAAAAAGCCCTTTTAAAAAACCACAAAAACCCAAAAATTTCGGATGCGGGCACCGCACAAGAGGGAGACTGGGTAGAAGCTAGAAATGGTGTCATGAGTCAAGTGCTCAAAGCTGGCACTGTAGGTAAGACACCGTACATTCGCACCGCACTTGGTCAGTTTAGACCTTATAAAGGAGATAACCCTATCTCTGGTGAACCGCACAAAAACATATACACTTTCTCTAAAAGAAACCCTTGGGATGATTTAGATAGAGAAATGCCTACCGAAATGGAAATTATGTTTGTAAACCTTATATTTGGCAATGTTCCTAAAGAAATTGCTTATATGCACTTATACAAGACCAATAACTATGTCTATGCTAAAGAGCGTTCAGCGTGGTTATTAAAACAAAAAAGGATTAAAAAAGTGGTAAACAAAAAATTAGCAGATAAAATGGATGAATTAAACATTACTGAAGACATGTTATTGGAAGAAATGCGGGAAAGTATCTTAGCTGAAAAAGGATCGGTTAAGTTTAATTACATAAAATTAGCAACAGAAATGCGTGGAATGATGCCTAAAGAGAAATCACAAACCATTGGACTGATGCAAAAAGAAATTCGTGGGTTTACTAAGCAAGAACTAGAAGCATTTACGAGGCCAGCACTTGAAGAAAAAAACAATATTGGAAAAGGTGAGTGGGACAAAGTCGAGAATTGAATCATCAGAGCAAGCAACACTAGATGGAAGAACGACTGATAAAGCGATTAGGCTCTGTCCTGTATGCAATACTTGTTACGATACTAAATATTACAAGGATTTTGCTGATATGGGTAAGGTTACTTATTATAAAGACTTTCCCAAACTTGGTAAACAAAAAAAAGTTTGTCCAAAGTGCGAATAGAATTAGAAAACAAATACTATTGGAGTTATCCAAAGCAACAGAGATGGGGAAATAAAAAGTATTTATTGTGTTTAGTTTTAATATATAAAGAAAATATATGAAAAAAGCTGATTTTAACATTACACCGCCCCCATCGGTAATGGCGGAACGTGATGAGGTGTTAAAAAAAGCATATACCGACCTTGTTTTTTTTGGAAAAGCCTTTTTACCTAAAGATTTTTTAAACAAAAGCAAATCTCCTAGTTTTCATTACGATGTAGGAAGAAAACTAATTAACACCAAACCAGGCAATCGAACCTGTATTATACTTCCTAGAGGGTTTGGCAAGTCAATTCTATCAAAAACAGCTATTGTTCACAAGCTTTGCTTTTCTGCAAAAGATGAGCAGCACTTTTTTGCGTGGATATCAGAAGAACAAACACAAGCAATTGACCATATTAAGTTTATTAGACAACATTTTGAAGACAACAAGATGATTAAGTACTACTTTGGAAATATGGACGGTGGAATAGTAGGAAAGAGGTGGACAGAAAAAGATTTAGTTACAGCTAGGGGAGATAGGATTATAGCAAAAGGGACTAGCCAAAGACTTAGAGGTCGGTCTGAAGTTGACGTAAGGTATACAGGTATTATTTTAGATGACTTTGAATCGGAGCTAAACACAAAAACACCCGAAAGAAGGTCTGAAATTAAAAAATGGGTGGTGTCTACGGTGTATCCAGCCCTAGAAGAAAGCCCTGGTAGAGAAGGTTGGATATGGTTAGCAGGTACAATTGTTCATTTTGACAGTTTTTTACAAATGACCTATGACGGATTTAGAAAAGCCAAAGAAGAAAACAAAACATATTCATGGGATGTTGTGTTTAAAAAAGCCATAGAAGATGAAAAACCTATTTGGGAACAACAATTTCCACTTAGTAAGCTTAAAAAGAAGAAAAAAGAATTTATAGAAGCTGGTCTTGTAAACAAGTACGCCCAAGAGTATATGAATGACGCTAGAGACTTAGGAGCAGCAGCGTTTAAAATAGACAGAGTACAGAAACATAGCTATCAATTTAAGTCGGAAGCTAAATATTCTTACTTAGCAGACAAAGATCACGCAATTCCTGTAAATGTTTACATTGGTGTAGACCTTGCAGCTACAGCTTCTGAGACGTCAGACTATCAAGTTATACTTGTTATGGCTATTGACGCCAATCAAAACAGGTATGTTTTAGAATATTTTAGAGAAAGAATACCTACGTTTGATGTTCCAAAGAAAATTATAGAAATGACTAAGAAATATCACCCAGTTAGAAGGGTGACTATAGAAACAGTAGCTGCGCAAGAAATGGTTAGGGATATGGTTACTAGGTTGTCTGCTAAAGAAAGAAGGTTAATGCCAGGTGTTTTTAAAGGGGTTAAGCCACCACCAGGAATAAAAAAGCAAGATAGGCTAGAAACAACCCTTGGACCAATTATAAACAGTAAAAAACTTTACATAAGAGAAGAGATGACCGAGTTGGTAGATGAAATATTTGAACACCCCAAACCTAGAAACGATGATCTTATGGATGGTTTATATTACGCAGACTATTATGCTAGACCCCCTAAAAGTAAAAAGATGGATGTGGGTGATTATGAAGAAGCACTTGAGGAACAACACAGAAAACCAGTGCGAAAAGTATATAACTGGATAACAGGAACAAAACTTTAATAAAAAAGTTTGCATGTTACGATAATTATGATACATTACATGGGTTTAAATTATATGCCAAAATTTGGAACAAGAAGCAAAAGTAGACTACACACCTGTGACGAAAGGTTACAAGACCTTTTTAAGGAGGTTGTTAAAGATTTTGACTGTTCTGTTTTAGAGGGTCACCGTGGAAAAGAAAAACAAAACGCAGCATACGACAAAGGAAATAGTAAGTTAAGATACCCTAAAGGCAAACACAATCAAATTCCAAGTATAGCCGTTGATGTTATTCCTTATCCAATTGATTGGGAAGATAGAGATAGAATGCATTATTTTGCGGGATTTGTTTTAGGAATTGCAAAAAAGATGAAATTAAAAATTAGATGGGGCGGCGATTGGAATATGGATACACACACCAAAGATAACAGATTTGACGATTTAGTACATTTTGAGATAAAAGAATGATGAGACCTAGTACAGATACCGTTCCAGCTATGCTCACTCCAGGTGAGTTTGTTATAAGAAAAGATGCTGCAGAACAAATTGGACCTGAGCAGTTAGAAATGTTAAATAATATTGACAGATTAAGTAATTCAGCTGCTATTGAAAATACACGGTCACCAATGGGTTATCAAGAGGGTGGCTTTATAAGCAACTTAATGGGAGACACTGGAGAAAAGTATTCAGATTTAAAAAGTTTATTTGGGAATAAGCAAAGGTTTTCTGATTTGTCTGATAGTGATTTTGACCAAAGGACAGATGACCTTTTTAGTCTTATAAAAGATAGAAGGAATGTAGAAAAACTTGTTTCTGAAAACCCCGACTTGCAATCTGCACCAAGTCTAGGGATGAGAAGAGAAGAGCAAGAGTTCTTAAAAAGTGATGCTAACTATACTTCTTCAGAGCAAGCGTATCGAGAAAGTTTACCAGCTATGGAACAAATAGCAAAAAAATATGAAATATTATCTACAGGTCAAAGAGAGTTGTCACCAAGAATTGCAAAACAATCATTATCTGAATTATCACCAAAACAAATAAAAACATTAGAATCTCTTTTCGGGTCAACAGAAGAAGCTTACGGTAAAAGCATGCCAGCTATGGAAAAAATAGCAACAAAATATGGAATTTTAGGAACAAGTGCTCCAGAGTTAGAAATGAGACAAGATAGCTCTTTTAATATACCATCGTCTTTGTCAGCAATGCAAAACCCTGGAAGACCTGATGTTGAGCGTGAGCAAATGTCTAATATACCTGAATCTTTAAACGAAGATGTTGTTCTTAATGAAATTCCAGAAATGATGGGTGATTTTTCTAATTGGACAGAAGCTCCACCAGAGCC